CTCAATATGGCTATCTGCTTTTTCCATTGCGCGATCAAATATCGAATCAAGATTCATAAATCACCTATAAAAAAAGGCACATTAAAGTGCCTTTTTATTGTTTGTGACCGCTTATTTCGACAATAAAGCGGCAACACCTTCATCAACTGCCGATAATGCTGCAGCTTCTTCAACAAAAGCTTTTTCACCTTTGATGATTTTTAATGGCTTACCATGAGATTTGACGATGATCGTGTACTTGGCTTTGATTTCAAGATCACCATTTTCATCAGAATTCACTTCGACACCTTTATCTTCAATGGTGGCATTCTCAGGAATATCTTTGATATCCACTGACGTTATTTCGGAACCTGATGGTGTAGCTTCGCTTTGATTAGATGTTGGTCCTGATTCATCCAGAGAAGAATTATCTTTATCTGTAGAACCTAAATCCGGCTCATCATCTTCATCAAATGAATCTTGAGGATCAGACTGGTCAGTTTCAATGTCTAAATCATCGGAAGCATCATTGTCTTCTTCTGGAAGTTTTGCTTCGAGTTCATCAATGATTTTTTGAAGCTCAGCGATGGTCGTGTTGCTATTGTATGGCTTCTCTGTAATACCTAACTCTTCACAGAGACCGTCAATGTGTTTTTGTAACGGCGTTTTCTGAGACATAACGTGTCCTTCAGTTTGTATAATTAAATGGGGCCGTGGCCCCATTTAATTAGTTAGACTTCTTGATCGACTTGAATAACAACAAAGCGATTGGTATCAACCATGTACATGGCTGGAGCAGATTCAGCTTTTGTATAGCGAACGGCTGGATCATTACCTTCAATCCAATCTCGAACAAAGAGTTCAGCTTCATCAATGCCTTCATTCTGCGCATTCAAGTCTTGAATTGCACCGTAAAGAGCAACACCACGAGCTTGCGTATGACCAAGAATAACCGTGTTATCTGGCATCACTTTCTTCACAACACCATCACGGTCTGTGTACTCTTCAGAGACAACCACCACGTAGACATCACCAATCACACCTTTGTAACTCACGGCTGCGCCAAGGTCTTTACACATGGTTTCTAATTCTGAGTTAGAGCCACGGCGAGAATCTAAAGCATCTTTCACCGCTTTGAATGATTTGAATAAAGCCCAAGCCTTTGTATCCATTACAGCAATGTCAATAATGCCATCTGAAGCTTTAGCCCATTCTTCAAAATCATCAGTAGGATCATGAATTGCTTGATCTAAATTACCCCAACGAGCTGCGCCAGAGAGAACAATCGTGTTTTCGGCATCACGAAGTGAGTCAATTTCGTATGGTTTTTCAATGTTTTCACCGTCGATAATGGTCTTACCTGTAAGTACCATTTCTGAACACATCAACTCAACACGGTCTGAAATAGCAGTGAGCTCCATCTCCATATTTTGCATGACCAGAGCAGCTTGTCGTTCTGATGGGCTTTTGGGCTCAGCATACGTTTCACCAGCAAGGCGTTTAACAGTCATGTTTGAGTTAACAGCATGCTTAGATTTAACGTAAGCAGGCATAAATGACGATGTAGCAAAACCTTGTGCGCGGTCAACGACTGCACCAATCATAGGTGAGCAGTAAGCCGCAATCTTGGTTTTGTTCGGTACATGGTCCAAGTCAACTTTTTGAGTATTAAACGTATACGTTTCTTTAAACCACATGCGTTTGAAAAAGCTGTCTCGACGAATACCTTTTTCTTTAATGGCCAACAATAATTGTCGGGTAGTGAATAAGTCCATAATGTCTCTCTAATTTTTCGGTGTAAAAGAAAACGACGAGCTTATCGCTCGTCGTCTACACTAATTGGGCTACCAATAAAGGCCGAACGCTTGACGGCCTCTGTTAAACCATCTGGCCACTGAACAAAACTAATGCGGAAACATCCCGTTTTGTAATATGGAACTAGGGTGTCTGTTGCTAAGGCTTCCACCGCTTTCGCTGACATAGCGACCGCTAAACCAGGTGTGCCATCCCATTTAACAAGAACGCTAGTATCTTCACCGCCGCCAGCATCTTGTTGCAACATCAGAGGAGTAAGTCGTTCGAAAGTTTGACCAGCAGCTACCACTGCTCGACCTGTTTTTAATGGCTCATCACCAGCCAGAAAATCATCTGGCGTATATTGCAAAACTTCAGTCATAATTAACCTTCTTAGCTATTAACTAACAAAGAAACAGCAGCTGCATCTTTATCGTTTGTGTCATCACCAACATTTGAACCTAAAGGATCTCCATGCTCTTGACCTAATGCTGCAAGAGCTTGGTCATCTCGCTGAGCAGCTGCTGTAGGTGCTGCGCCCAACAATTCTTTTGCCATTTCCACATCAATTGCTGGATTGTTAGCAAGCTTAGTAGCTAATGCTTCACGACCAGTTGCTTCTGGTAAGCCAATAATGCCTAAGACACGATTACGCTCTACATCTGCAGCTGAAGCTTCAGGCTGTTGTGAACTTGCTTGTGGCTCTTGAGCTGTTTGAGAACCTTCCGGCAATGTTTGTTCTGGTTGCTCAGTAGCTTCTGCTTTGAGCGGAGTTGTTTCTTTTGTCATGGATGCTCCCATATCAACAATTGTGTTTTTTTGAGCATCAAGGTGCTCAAGCATTACGGTCACAGCATCTGAGCCATTGACCACTTCATTAGCAAAACCAACATCAACGGCGGCTTGCCCCTCAAAACATTCAGCTTCAGTTGCCAAAACATCATCAACACTTTTACCCATGTAATTAGCAGCTTTGGTGGCAAACATTGTGCGAACTTTCTCTAACTGAGTTTCCCACTTAGCCTGAACGTCCTTCGGCAAAGCATCATATGGATTACCGTCTGCTTTATGTTTACCAGCCTTAATCAGGGTAATTTCGACGCCTTGGTTCTCGAGCAGTTTCTTAATGTTCGTATGGGCCATAATGACTCCAACAGAACCGGCTACGCCTGTTTGGGTAATTAGCCGGTGCGAACATGAAGACGCAAGCATCTGGGCTGCAGAACAGTGCATGTCATATCCTAAAGACCAGATAGGTTTGATTTCACGCAAACGAGCTATCATGTCTGCTAAGTCAAAACAGCCACTGACCATTCCTCCTGGTGAATCGATATCAAGTAATACACCTCGAACACCATCATCACTCATCGCCTCATTAAGCTTCCGCAAAATACCATCGTAACCAGTCATCCCTGAGTACGGATGCAAAGCTCCGAGTTTGTGAACTAATGAGCCATCGACGGGTATAATCGCGATACCATCAACAACCTGAAAGTTTCGAGAGGTAGGTCTGTCCTTGGTAAAACTGGAAGCTTCAATCTGCATAGCTTTGGCATCAAGGACAGTGCCGTCCAAATCAATCAGTTTGTCGACACCACCTATTCTTCCCGCTAGACCAGAAAAGAACACCCGAGCATAGGATGCGTCGACGGCGAGTGGCGTATTAAACGCCTTGGTTAATAAATGTTGATAACTACGCATCTGGTTTTCCATCTTGGCTATCTGGTGCTAATGCTTGCAATGCCATCCAACTTGGTGGCGGCAAGCCTTTACTTCTTCGTTCTTCCATTTCTCGAACCTGCTGTTCAAATGTCTCTTGGTAATCCTCACCAAGAATGGCCATCTCTCGCTCATAAGTTGAAAGACCAGATTCAATACGAAGTACTGACTCTTTAACTTCTTTCAATCCATCAATAGCCAAACGACCAGAACCAATCCAATCAGATTTCGTCCAGGCAGAACGGCGCTCATAGAATGAGTAACGCGCTTTGGATGGCAGCTTGATGTATTTACGAATGATCATCTCTTCAAATAACAAACCAAAAATCTGGCTAGCTAATCGGTTAGCGATAATCTTGCGGCGGCCCATGAAGTAACGCCATGAATCGTTATGAGCAGCACGGATAGTGCTGTATGACATTTGCTTGTAGTTCTTGGACAATTGAGCGTAATCAAGTCCTAAACCTGCAGCTATATAACGAATAATAGAAGCTTCAAGTTCAGCAAACCCATTATCTGCATTACCTGCAGAATGGATATTAAACTTATCACCAGGAAATAAATGAGGAGCTTTTACGCCATTGAACTTAATGTTTTGGCCAGCATAGTAATCGCCCATGTCCAGAAGCATTTGTTCAACTTTTCCGTTTTGACTTGTTCCGTACAAAAACTCCATAGCTTCAGATGAACCAAGATCAGACTCGATACTAACGGCATACATTGCATTAACGATGGCTCTTTGCAGAGTAGTGTTCTGCAATGTATCAAGCATTTTTAACTGTTCAAGACTGGACGCAAAACGGTTAACTCCGCGAGTTTGTCCACCTTCTGTTGGTTCAAAAATATGAATGAAACCTAAACGACCATTGGATAATCGTTTCGGAATCTGGCGCCATTTCTTACCAAAACCAAAACTATTACCACCTTCAGCTACGTGGTAGAACTGAGCTGCACCATTCCGGTTTAAATCTATACCTGCTCTTCGCTGTTCAGTATCCATACCATTGTTTGGGTTACAAACTCGACGAGGAGGAACTAAACGAATAGCTGTTGAAAACGGAGAATGTGAACGACTAATCCATTCTGGTTTAGCCATGATGTCACCAGTATGTGCGTGAGTTTCTATTGACTCTCGCATGATCATGGTGAAGGTGCGTTTTTCTTCCGCATCAATGTAACAATTTGGGTCTTCTGCTATATCTCTAAAAATAGCCTCGACTTCACGAACAAAGCCTTGGTCCATTTTGATACCAAGTAACTGCCAGTTAGGTTTATAGCTGAGACGATATTCAGACCCGATGATGTGGTCTTTGTGCAACTGCATACCATTGGCAGCAATGCCGTTATTACGAACAACATCATCAGTCCTAGCATTAAGTTTCTTAAAAACAGGAAGCAAGGCTTCATCAACGGATTTAGATGGAACGTTCCACTCTCGCATCTGACCGCCAAAGCCGTTACCACCGCTACGAAAAACCGACTCGCGTAATGGTGTGACGCCATCGGATGCAAGAAGAACGTTCTTATTCATTAAAATCGAACTCCTGCAGGTGGCAATCTTCGACTGGTTTTAAGACCTAGTTGAGATTTTAAATCTTCGATGTAATTACGAAGTTTATCGATATTGGCTCGGTTGTACTCAACCTGACGACCATCCTTATGAATGGAAACAGCCATGGTTCCCGTCATTAAAGAGTGATACGCAGATTCAGCTTCATTTAACATTTCTTGTAATGTCATATGTCTGCCTATTTCATTCGCTCAGCCAGTTCTTTCATGCTGAGCTTATTAGTTGCCTTAGGTTTATCCGGTTCATTCAGTTCAAGCCCAAATTTTTCAACCAGAATTCGCAAAGCTGCATGGGCATAGTTCCAGCCATCTAATGCTTCATCAAATGGGTGATACTGCTTAATCCAACGCCAAACTCGACGACCATTTCGAATTTCCTGTTTTTTCGTTGCAGAACACAACTGCTTAAAAAATTCATCGTTAGCGATACGTTCATCTAATGGAAAGTGGACACAACCAGGAACAGCTTCAGAGCCATTTGGATTGATACCCAAACGGCTATAAAGCAAAGCTTTTGAGTTATCTGTACCTACCGTGGTTAAATACACTTTTTTAGCATTTTTCTTGCGAGGGAATGACTGAATAGGTTTTCCGTATTTATTGGCACCTTGGATTGGAATAATCCAGAGAATTCCTAGACGACGACTCATTTCATAAACGTCATCCGTTTTATGTCCCATAGCATCCCAACAACCGAGGCTAAGTGACATGATTTCGCCGTTTTGTTTCACATACTGCTTACGAATTTTTCCTTCACAAGCTTGCTTTGTGACCTCGTTTGATAAATCGCCGAGCACGACAATATGGTCAACTAACCAGCATTCTTCACCTGCACCCCAAGCCCAAACGAAGATTTCAACACGGTCATCCTGCGTATCTATACCTGCGGTTAAAACAATAGCTCTATCTGGAACTGGTTTAGATTCTCTGTCATTCGACCACCAAATTTCACGACGCCCTTTCAGGTGCTCCCAATCAAGCTTGTCTCGATACTCACCTTCCCAAAGCTCACCGAGAATAAGGTTGATAAACGTTTTTAACTTTGATGGGTCATTCTTTTTGGTCAGGAACTCACGAACAAGACCTATCCAACCATCAGTCATTTTTGTGTTGTATGCAGCCCAACAATGAATGCCAACACTGACCGGAGTTGGTGCTTTATTACCATCAATATCGAAAAAACTCAGACCATCTTTTGTCCAAGTGAAATCCTCAGCCATCCAACGTCCTGCTTTTTGCATTCCAGTTAGATGTTTGTAGAAAATTTTGTCATCGCATTGTTCACATGCGTAGTAAGCTGTTTTGGCCTTTCTTTCGATACTGGTTTCTGTATTGTCCCACTTGAAACCATGTTTACTTTCAGGAGAACCCCACTGTAAAACCTGTTCATGGCCACAATGTGGACAAGGTAAATAAAAGCGAAATGTTAAACTCATTTCAGCCATTATTTTTTCGATATGAGATTCACCGGCATTCGTTGGTGTAGTTCCCCAACGTTCCATTGGGAAAGCAGCACCTTCCAAACGGGTTCGCGCTAGTGATATTGGGTCACCTTCTTTTCCCAGCTCCCAATCCCAACCATCTACTTCATCACCAAAGAGCGCGGCCTTGGTTATCCGCCTCATATTTTTAGGCGTGGCGGCTCCCAAAATATCGAGTATCCAACCAAGACCGACTTTTTTCTTAGTTGTATTATTCTGATCACGAGCAAACAAATACGGGAAGATTCGCCTCATGATTGGCATTTCTTCCCAGGCTCCATCTATTTCATCAATAGTGAAGTTTTTCGCATCATCATCGGTTGGCTGATAAACAACTGTGTTTGTTTTGTATTGATGCAGCAAACAAGAAACTGCTGCCACCAACATTTTTGACCAGCCAATACGTGCCGACTTTTGGAAAGCCAATCGACGTATTGAACGGTTGCACATCATGTTTAAAATTGCGACTTGGAAAATAAGTGTCGTCCAAGCCCCCTCTTCTTGGGAGGAACCTGAAGCCAGACGGTAATGCTCATTCGCCCAATCCGTACCACTAACTGGTGGAGTCTTCCTCAACCCCATTAATCCACGATGGATAGCTTTCTTCATTGCTATCAAGGTATTCTGAGAGGTCAGGTTGAACATCGGCACACTCATTAGCTGCTGCTGCAAGCTCTACTTCTAATACTTCAATGGCTTCTGGCGGCATTTCTGGCCAAGCACTTTTAAGCTTTGGTATCAAGCCATCAATCCTGGTGTTAATTCTTGAGGCCACCTGCTGAAGCGCATCAACTATCATCTCAATAGGCCCATACGTTTTCTCAAAAAGAACCCGCTTTGCTTTTTTCATTGCTATGTTTTCGCGTTTTTCTTCAAGCTTCAGCTTTCGTTCTTCGACCGAAAACTTTTCTTCGTCGTCATCTTGGTCGGTTTCCGGTTCTGATGTGACTACTTTCGTTTGAGATTTATAAGCAATATAAGCGTGATTACACGCTAAAGGATTCATGCCATCTCTGCCTTTGGCAACTGGCAGAATCCCTTGACCTATAAGGTTTCGGACTTGCCGTTCACTGATGCCAAGGAGCTTTGATATGTCCGACTGAGTGAACTTCTTGTCGGGATAAAATAGATCGCTCATTCATGGTAAAAAACCGGAAACCGGAAACCCCCAAAATCAAAAAAAATTTTTAACGAGCGACTTTCTGCGCTGTCACACACCCGTAAGCCACTCTTTTGCGCCAAAGGACCCGTTGGGGCCATGGCCGCAATGTGATGAATTTATTCACCAGTCGTTACTTCTTTTGAAGCTTGCACAGCCAAGCTAATTGCTTCATGAAGAAGCTGCTTGGCCTGTTCCATCATCTTTGGATTGGATGTCGGCTGGTTGGTTATAAGTCCTTCAAGTGCTTCGCCTTGAAGGTTAATAATTGTTTCAAACATTGCTGCCTCTTAGCGACGATTGGACATACACAACCCAACGCACCACCTGCATATCTATCGTCTACTCAGTTAGTTGGTTCTGGTTTGTCACCGCCCGGTGGATTGTCCAGGTAATGACTGTCATGAGAATGGTTTCCGTAACGACTCGCATCTGCCAGTTCAGCTGTCGTTACCCGCCCTCTTGGGAGTTGTTCCTACATAGCTTCTCCTCGATAGAATCAATACAAAACGATGTGGTGATTTATGGGTTAACACTCTGTTCAAAAGCACTAACCGATAAAAAGCCCGACACGTTGCCGGGCAAATAAAACAAGAATATGGAGTAAATAACGTGGACCCTACTGGGGTGCTAAGCTACTTATCAGCCTGTTTTGATTGATACCACTCTTTCACCTTGTCTGGTCGTTTGGCACATTGGTCAAACGCAACTTTCCACGTAATATCACGAACCGCTGACTCTTCCTCAGAGTACGTTTTAGGAGGTGTTGAATACGGTTCTTCACAAGGTGTAAGCAGTGCTGCAGGCGGCAATGCATACACCAACTTAACCTGAGTTATCACCTTCGGCTCCGGTTGTGCCGGCTCGGTAAACATCGAGCATCCGCTCATAAACAGCAGGGCTGAAGCTGCCGCTACAGCTATTCGCATCTTTCGCTTGTTCATCGATTAGCTTCCTTATGTCACGCTTAGCACTGTCCAAGTTTGCGGCCATGGCCGCATTGAACTTACGCATCCAATCTTCAGCAGCATAAGACTCAGCAGTATGCTTACTCATTTCAACGATGGTCGCATTGAGCGAATCATTAAACGTTTGGGCTGTTTGATATTGAAGTTCTTTGGTTTCTACCTGAGCCTTTGCTGTCTGCAGTTGCTGCTTCAATGACTGAACTTGTTGGTCAAAGAAAACGAATGCTGCAAATAACCCGAGAGCCAGTATCCACTTCCAAGAACTAATTACGGTTTTAATCCATGGCATAGCCGTGTCTCCAGTTCTCTGCGTGAAGTAAGGCCTGCTAACTTTTTACCACCTGCATAAACCCAGAAGTTCAGCTCATTACAAGCGTCGGTGAACCAACCTTGCGTAATCTTGTGATAAATGCGAGTCTCGCTGCCGTCGCGGTTGTGTTTGAATCGCGTACAGCCCGTGTTGAATATGAATGATGTGAATGCATCAATTTGACCCTGACTCATCAGAGACACATCTGCAGACGACGCGAGACAATTCTGAGCATCAATGACATTTCGCGTCCAATCTATCGCGATCTGTTCATCGGTTTTTGGCTCCCCTGATACATTGTGAGTATTTCCAATGCCATCTGTGTCTAACCCTGCTGGGCAAACATAAGGAGATCGTCGGCATCCTTCTGCGTCACCAATAACTTTCAAAGCATTGGGTGAAACAATTAACTCACCGATAATGAGATCGCCAATTTCTACTGTGCCAATGGCAACGGCATCTGGTTCCAAGGAACTTGCTTGTGGAATGTCGCTGTAAACAGATGAACCACCAGTGACAATCCCAATGATGGCCAACACAGAACAAATAACTTTATTCTTAGTATTCATTACCTGTCGTCCTCATTGAGCAAAGCACCAACTGACTCTCCCATTGTTACCTTAGCTTTCAATACTTCGTGGTTTTTCTGCTTATATACCCAAGTAAGAATAAAAGAAGCGAAACCGAGGATAAGACCGCCAATCACACCCCACTCACTAACAGAAAACGCACCAAGAACAGTGGCGAAACCCGCAAAGAATTGCGTGACTTTTTCACCTCTGGTGATAAAGAAAGCCGCAATTGCACCTGCGACAAGCGATAACCACAGTCGTTTGTTTTTAATAAATTCAGCACCCGCTCCTGCTAGAGCTGACAACCAAGACTTTTTCCCTAGCATGATCAAAAAAGGCGCATTACTGCGCCAATCTCCGGTATTTGTTTATATTGTGTGGTGCGGCAGTAATTTTACAGCGCCCAAATACGACAAAACCCCGCCGAGGCGAGGTTCTAAATAAATCAACTTCAAAATGGCGGGTCACAAATTCCGCATCTTGGTAAAACCATATACCAACTGCCCTACCTTTACAACTCTATATTGTGAATTTATTTAGATGCAACTCAATATATAGTGGTTAGAGGAAGTATTATTGGTTGATAAAATGACAAAACCCGCCAGTGGCGGGTCTCGGATTTTTTAGTCTTACGAGGTGCTTGGTTACGCAGTGTCAAGGCTATCACGCCTACCATCCAACTTTAAACCACGTTGACATCTACACCTATTAAGTCGCTGTGGTCGATCCGCTCAGGTTATAGTTTATGCGGCTCCTCTTGGTCATTTATTAAGTTATCACTTGATATAAATAAATCAAGTTTTACTGATCAGGTGTTTGAGTTTGCTAAAGATAATAAATTTATTTGCTTTAGATACTTGTTGATTCTGTTAGCCTCTCCAGACCGTATGGAGCACTCTAAATTACACAGCGTGTCAGCGATTTTTACCTGGAGAGCTACAGAATTTTCCACACATCTGTGCAAATATTCATCCCTGTTTTCATTCTTCTGCTTGGTGATTGCGGATAGAGCACTTATCAACTCATCGATTTTAGGGTAATGAGAAAAATGCTCTCTCAAGTCAATTTCAGTACACACCGTATCTTCTAAAATATCATGCAAAACGGCGGTTAATCGAAGTAACTCTATATGTTCATGTTCAGAATAGAGGAATATCACTTTCATTTCGACATCTGTCAAGTGAGCAGAGTACGGCTTATCGCCGTACATTTGGTTTCCGTGCCATTCCATGGCAAACATTCTGGCTTCATGGATCATAACTTTACCCCTCTAATCTTTCCAATCTTGTGGTTCAATAAGTGGCTCTCCAGTCTCAACCCAATAATATGAACCATTATCTGCTTTAATAACTTCTCTTCGGATAAGCTCTTTAGACATCACATCCACCAATTCCTCAAGACTGAATTTTTGGTCGAGAGCCTTTGAGAAAGAAGAACGCTCAACCTCACAGCGTTTACCGTCAACCTCGATGTACCTGCCGATACGAATATTTTCAGTTATCTGAATAGTTGTGGCCATCTACTCGTCCTCATCACATTCAATAAACAGCTCACCCTGATCTATTGCCTCTTCACAGACAGAATCTATGAATCGTCCAAACTTAGCATTTACTTCAATAGAGTCGAATTCACGAGCGAAATATTCCAGCATTTCCTTTCTGTCTGTTACTTTCCCAGTAACATTAGTTGTAATGCCCATAGCAAATGAATTTTCCAAATACTCTGCAGGTATTTCCAAAACCAATCTGTCACTTTTTATTTCTCTTACTATTCTGTCCATAAAAACCTCGTTGAAAATATTACCTGCTAAAGCTGATTAAGAAACTCGCGACAATTTGAGCAAACACCTTTTTGCTTTTCTCTATTAACTTTTAACCAGTGACATGCTTGATTATCTTTAAAGCAAGTTTTGGTATCACTGCAACCACAACCGATACACCTAGATTCTTTCGGCTCTGGTTTAAAACCATTAATTCTTAGACGTCCCATACAGCTAACCTCTCCGTTGTCTTCGTGGAAGATCAGCTGCTGATATCGGTTGTCGAAGCATTTCTCTTGCCATTTTGTAAGACACTGCGAGTAAATACTCATTACACTCAATTTCAACATCTAAGGCGTAGCCGCGATTGATGATGTCACCAGCAATGTCTTTAATATCTTCATCAAGTTGTTCAGCAAGATTGTCTGAGAAAGGTGCGAATTCATAGCGCTCCTTGTACTCTCTCAGCCCCAAGCATGAAATTTCCCCAGCATGCGGTAGCTGCTCGACGTTGTTCTTTGGGATAAGGTCACCTTCATCCTGGAAGAATATCGACTTACCTAACTTCACCGCTAAATGATATTCGGCCACAGCGCCATCGCTATTCTTCCAGCCGCTCAACATATAAATACCATTGCAGCTGCGAACCATAGCGCAGCAGATATCCATATATTCTGGTTGTGATAATCCATCAGGAAGAAAAGCAGGATTAAGAACAACATGCCCGGCTTTATTTAACAACGCATCAGCCAAGTGGAAGCTTGGGCGATTATAATCAGGCAGGCCAGTCATTGGCCCTGCGATATAGATTTTATTTAGATGCTGGCTTTGAATGTCTCTAACCAAGCATTCCGCTTTTTTTTGGTTAGCTCTGGCTTTTTCTAAAAGAGATTCCATTCTTATGAATCCCCCTCATTTGAGCTAAGCTTCACTATTTCGTGCTTAACCATAGCGTCAGCAATAGCAAATCTAACCCCGTGGTTACACGGCCCCATATCGTTTAGAGATACACGATTATGGTTAATATCAACCTGCCATCCATAATTCGATTTATATCGCTGATTTTGATCAGCATTCAGCTCATCCAAGAAATTAAGCATATCTTTATCTGATGGGATGTTTCTGTCTGGGTCTCCAAACAACGCATCTCGATACACCTTAAATTCATCAATGGTTTCTTGGATATCGGCTAAGGCTTCATGCTTGTATTCTTTTTTTATCTGACCTGCCAGCTCAGGTCTAAAGACTCGTGCAGCAATATTGAATGCGGATACATCCAATTGACGATAGTGTAAGTAATCATTTAACTCTGGCATTTGGCACATCATGTAGGTTCTATCAAACATGATAGAACTGCCTGACAGAATTGCACCAATCTGTTCTTTTCGGTTGTAAGGTGGGATATCCAGAGTTTGCAGATGAGAAATTATTGCATGCTCTGCATCTTTCAAAGAGAGTTTGGAAGAACGCACTTCATCAAGAAGGCCGCTTTCTGTATGAGTGTTAAGAGCCCATTGATGGCTTTTGGCTATGCTTTCTTCACTTTGATGAATCACTAATCGCAATGGCTCACCTATTTGATTCAATTTACTGTCGGTAACAATAGCTGCGACTTCAAAAATAGGGTAATACTCCATACCCAATTCGCCATTTTCAAGCCGACCATTTAAGCCGCCCGTTTCATAATCCAGCCACAAAAAAGAAATACCTTTGCTCATTCATCTTCTCCATCATATTCAATAACACCAATCGGCTGATTAACCTCTTCCGTTCTCCAGTGTGGTACCCATTTATCTAGCCAGGCTTGCGCCTGAAATTGAGTCATTCGGTTATGTTTCATTACATACGCCTGCAACTCACTGGAATCCGAAGGAAGCATGATCAAGATTGGCTAATAAAAAGTAGGGCAGCGCAAGCGCCGTAAAATGCAACGCTGCCAGTAATTACGTATAGCTTCTGCATTAACAACATCTCATCAATGCAGGGTATTGAAGACCTAAGCGGGCGAAAGGTATGTCGTCATCAAAATCCATCGGCGGCTCATTGTATTGAGGTTGATGGCTTTGAGGTTGACGCTGTGCCGACGGCCCTCTCTGAGGTGATGAACTTGCAGCTGGCTGCTGAGGCTGACCCCATCCACCTTCGTGTGGATTAGGTTTGGTGCCTAACATCTGCATTATTCCGTTGTAGCCTTGAACAAGAACTCGGGTTGTGTATCGATCCTGGCCACTTTGGTCTTGCCATTTTTGAGTGTGCAGTTTGCCTTCGATATAAACCTGCGAACCTTTACGCAAGTACTCACCAGCAACTTCAGCCAATTTTCCGTACAAAGCAACGTTATGCCATTCAGTACGTTCTTTTTGCTCACCCGTTGCCTTATCTCGCCATGTTTCCGACGTTGCAACAGTAATGTTTGCCACAGCTCCGCCGCTTTGCATATAACGAACCTCAGGGTCACCACCAAGGCGACCAATAAGGATAACTTTATTGACCCCACGACTAGCCATTATTCAGCCTCCTTTGGAGCAACAAGAACCTTACGTTCAAAAGTTAAAGGATCAGGTGCTGATACATGTCCAGCTTCTTCTAACTGAACCATAATGCTAGCGGCTCTGTTGTAGCCAATTTTGAATCGACGCTGTAAGCCAGAAACAGAAGACCGACGCGTTTCAGTTACATAATCAAGTGCAGAATTAAAGAGAGCATCCAAATCAGATGAACCGTCTTCAACAGAAGGCAAACCACCAAGAACGTCATAAAGATTGCTGAGGAAAGAAGCCATTTCTCCAGATACTAAACAGAAGTCTGCATCGATACGGGCGGCTTGGTCTTCCCGTGGAATATCTTCGTTTTGATATTGAAGTTCCTCTGAGTACTTCAATTTTTTAATTGTGCCGCTTTCTGACAAAGTGAATGCAATTCTATCCTGCCAACAAAGTCGCAATTCAGTGACCATCTTATCGGCATTAATACAGGCTTTAATTTCATCCGAGCCAATATCCTGATCTTTAAACGTGGCTTGGCCACCATCTTTTATAACTGAAACAAGTTTGATGTTTTCCTGAATAGCAAACCCTGAAGGAACATCGCCGTTCTTCACCCATTCCGTCATTGTTGACTCAATAGACTTTTCAGGAATAGCAGGAACAACAGGTAAACTACCCATGCTTTTGCGTAACAGGGCAAGAACATCTTCTGCAGGGTTATGAGATGAAGCATCGACAATAATCAAGTTGTCTTGCGTGTTGATGAACACAGGGAACAACGTGCTCTTAGAGAATGCTCGTGGTAAAAGCTCAATCATCAAATCATCTTTTAAATCGTCCTTCTCTTTTTTCTTCAATGGGCGACCTTCACGCTCTTCAATCTCTATAACCTTGGAGGTAAGTGCTTCTTGGATAACATGAGCAGGTATCTGCTTAACTTCTTTCTTCGCCATAATGAGGGCAAAGTGATCTCCAAGGTGAACAAAGTTCTCGCCATAACAACCAAGGGCGGTAACCCATCCAAATTTTTGTCTGTCCTGTTCTCCACAGGATACAAATTCAAATTCACGCAACTGAGATTCTAACTTTTCAAAGTCAAATTTCAGCCCCGCATTAATGCGATACACCATCGCGTTTTTAGGAAAAATACTCATGGCTCACTCTTAATGTTTGATAGTTTGAATTTGTACACCGTTATCCTTTGGGACCACGGCCGCAATCTTGTTACTACTGTTTACCCACTGTTCGTTTTCGCAGTGGTAACCTTGCTTTTCAAGGTGGGTTTCTGCTTGAAAAAAACTTTCGAAGGTAAATTTGGTTTCTATTTGATTAGTGTTCATGCCTGTTCTCCTAATGAGTGAGCAGGGCAATAAAAGCCTTCATGAATTCGCTCTATAGCTGAATCAATTGCTTCTGCAGAAGTATGGTACCCGTTATCAGCAGCTGAACTGGCCATATCCCTAAGTTCTTCAATAATGCAATAACGCTCGGTTTCTTTAGTGGCTGAGAAGACTTTGCTAATGTCGGCTGCTTCAAGACCGAAATCTTCAGCAATAGTAATAATATGTTCAGGAATGTCGTGTTTTAACGGGTAAGCATAAAGCGCGACCACTCCATCTTCTGTATCGAAAATACTGACAATGAAAGCGCCTTCCACATTTAAATCTGGGTTCCAAGCTTCGCATGTGTCTATTTCACCATTCGACCACAATTCACCTAAGACACCATCCATAATTATGGAATCACACCCTAATCCTTTTTTAGCAAACCATTGTTTGCAGGCTTCTAAGTTTGTTGTTTCATCCCATTCTGGAATTTCTGGATGAGTCAAAAAACCAAATGAATCTTTATTAACTGGTAATGCTTTCATTTTCTATCTCCTGGCGTATGTATTCTGGTATTGAATAGTTTTTCTTAAAATCTCGCGCCCAATTATCGAGAACGTGCTGATTGCCGTGTCTGTTAGTCGTCATCCAAAGTGCAATGCATGCCTGCTTATTGGTAAACGGTCCAACTTGGTACTTACAGTTTGGGCACCTTAAAATCAGTTCACCCGTGGCCTTTTTGAAACCCCACTCAGGCAACCAAGTGTTTTCTGGCCTCAGCTTGAAGCGCTGATTGCACAAGCATGTGGGTATGTTTTCTGGAAGCTTTGCGGCTGCGGCCTCGTTCATGCACATGGTCTAAACCCTCTTTATCAAAATGGCTTAAAATATCGATCAGGCGGTTCCAACGTTTAGCCCATGATTTCTCCCATGCTTTCTGTTTCTTGTCAGAAAGTCGGGCAATCTCCACCTGAGTTAATTGCATTCTGTTGGCGTTCAGCGCATCGCGTTTTTGCATACAGGCTAATAAGGCTAAGTGCTTGATCAGTTGTTTTGATTCGTTACCCAAGCTTTTGGATTCATTAACGTAGAACTCGTCCAATAAAGCTTGAAGCAATACAGCAGTAGGGCATTGAGCGCCTTCGCTATAACAAAAGCGAAGCCAATCGCCTAAGTGTTCTTCTGCGCTGTTCATATCGCGCACTAATTTGGCATATTGAAATGCTTGAGAGCTTAACGGCATAGGTGAGCGCTTAAATTGTTTGCAGGCCAAAGTTGTCACAACGGGTGATTTAACTTTCGCCAGTTCAGTCCCGTTATCACCAGTCACTGTGTGAAAACCAGAACGCTGAAATCTTGAATTACTGAACCCTGTATTTTCAAAACCGTCTAGTTGGCCTCGGGTTCTTGGTATCACCAACAGCGCGGAGCGAAGCTCGTCTCTAAGTCCTTCTTCGTTGTACTTCACACGCATAGCAACACCCTTCCTAACTAAATAAAGTGCTATTGCGATACGCTTTAACAGCAGCAGGTTCAATCCCTGTGCCTCGGTAAATGGCACCGAGTTCAGCCATTAATATGCCAATACACTCTGTAATTTCATTGGCGTAATTCAATACGTCGATAGGGTTATCGGATGCCGAGAAAGAACCATCCATAGCAGGGTTAGCTTTAATGAGAATATCGCCCCACTCTTTAGCCATTTGCGGTAAGTGAGAGCGTGTTTCTACATTTTGGGACCGCGGCCCCATTGCGGTTAATGCAACAAAGAAAGAGCCCAACATGCCACAAAGTTCATTTTTAAGAGGTTGTTGATATTCAACTGGCAGGCTGGCAATGAAAGGGAATACCCAGTTAGTGCTGATCTGATTCTCACCAGTAATGTATCTGGTTAGCCTTTTGCACTGTGAATCTCTCCACTTGCAAAAGTCTGAACCATTATCAGGTTCAACCAATTCACCGGCTTCGATCAGTTTTGGGAAAAGTAAGTCCTTAATGTAAGACTCGCGAGATCGCCCCGTGTTCTCCAAATAACATTGGACGTGTCGGGCAATGACATTTGACAACCTGCTGTCCGGTTTTAGACGTTCCATCTGTTACACCTACTGACTACTATTTAGTTATACGGAAATTAGGGAAGCGTTCCGGGTAAATAAGATGCTCAAGAGTTAAGCCATATTTTTTGTATCTCTCGAGCACCTGGTAACAAACTTCACCAGATGTATTTTTTGATACCCCTCTTTCTAGTCGACTTATTGTTGCGCCACTAGATCCGCTTTCCAGAGCCAAAAAAGCGATAGTGATATCTTCATATGCCCTGCATTTGTATAAAGGCGTTTT